AATCGCTTCCGGCAACTCGTGAGTAAAAAGATTCGGTATCAGAAGAGGTGAGTATGGCTAACGCCTGGCTCAGATTATGGCATGACATGCCAAATGACCCTAAGTGGCGAACAATTGCCAGGGTGTCAGGGCAGCCAATTGCAACAGTGATGGCAGTGTATATCCACCTCCTGGTGAGCGCGTCACGAAATGTCACGCGAGGTCACATTGATGTCACGACAGAAGATTTGGCAAGTGCGCTCGACGTGACAGAAGAGGTAATTGATTCAATTTTGCAGACGATGCAGGGGCGGGTACTTGATGGTGATTTAATCACTGGATGGGAAAAACGCCAGGTGCTTAAAGAGGACAACGGCAATATTTCGCAAACCGCAAAATCTCCTGCAGAGCGCAAGAGGGCGCAGCGAGAGAGGGAAAGAAAGCGGGAACAAAATGGCGATTGTCACGGCGCGTCACGAAATGTCACGCACATGTCACGACGAGTCACGACAGATAAAGATACAGATAAAGATACAGATCAAGAAGATCAAAACACTATGGTCCATGGCGTAAAAAACGCCACGGACCAGGCAGGGGATGTTCAGACCGTCACTCCTGGCCAGCCCGCAGGCACGACACCGGAAGCCGATTCAGCGTATGTGCTGAAAGCCGATTCGGGCGCTGTGCAGCAGGTGATGACCGCAAGGCAGGAGCAATCACACCAACTTCAGCAGCCTGAAGCCGATTCCGCCATTCAGCGGGAAGCCGATCGGGTAGTCCCGGAAAACACCGGGCAGCCTGTGGGACGAGTGGATTATCCTGATGTGTTCGAACAGGTCTGGCGGGAATACCCGTTGCGTGCCGGGGCAAACCCGAAGAAATCCGCTTTCAGTGCCTGGAAAGCCAGATTACGCGAGGGGGTGCCACCAGAGGCCATGCTGGATGGTGTGAGGCGTTACGCAAGATACCTGGCGGCTACCGGGAAAACGGGAACGGAATTTGTTCAGCGAGCGACGACGTTTTTTGGACCGGACCGGAATTTTGAAAACCCCTGGCTGCTCCCGGTAAGCGGCACGAACAACCAGCGTTGTGTGAATCATATTTCTGAACCGGATACCGAAATTCCACCGGGCTTCAGGGGATAAGTGTTGATTTCTGGTCATGAGGTAATTTTCAGGAGGACTTGTGGCAAAAGTTTTTACACAAGAAGAGCGAGAAAAAATTAAAGGGCAGGTTGTTGAACTCGTACGCCAGAGTGGGCGTGAGACGTTACGGCAACTGGAAGTCAAGACAGGTGCGACAAGATATCTGATGAGCGTTCTCGCAAGAGAGCTGGTTGCCAGTGGCGATGTATACAACTCTGGTTACGGGTTATTCCCGTCTGAACAGGCGCGTAAGGACTGGCAAAATGCCCGTAAAAAGCTCTCAAGGGCAAAGCCGAAGAAAACATCTGCGGTTGATCCGGACCTTATCTGGTCATTACCAGATGGCGAAATACGCCGCTACGACAGGCGTCTGAACATAATCTGTCTCGAGTGCCGGAAGAGCGAAGTTATGCAGCGCGTACTGGCGTTTTATCAGGGGAATTTTGAGGAGGTGGTGCGGTGAGTGAATCAAAATGCCAGGTTAATGGCAACAAGATAGAACCATGTGCAGCACTGGCAAAGTCCCTTGAGCATGATGCTGAATACACGATGCGAAAAGGTCTGCTGATATACAAAATCTGGAATGAGAGTTTAACTCGCGGTCCTAATTTTGTGATGTTGCGTTCCGGTGAATTTTCTAAATTACCAGTTCGGGTTTCATTTTGTCCGTTCTGTGGTGAAAGTCTGAAAACGTGGGAGAACAGAAATGAATGAAATCAAAGAAATACCAGTAGTACGTGATGAATATGGCTGCTGGACGCATCCTGAATATGAAAAATTCTGTGACGGTCGGGAATATATTTCAACGGAAGAGTTTAACGCCTGGATGGAGGAAAATAATCTTCAATACGTCCTCTGCTTCAGAGATGAAGGATGTGCTGACCTTGATGCGTGTGATGCTGATATTTCTGCATGGGAACCGGAACGACCAGAGGGCAATGGATGGTTTATTGGTTCAATACATGACACCGAAGATGGCCCGGTTTGTGTATGGCTGAGAAATAAGGCCGAAGCATAAAGGCTATAAACCGACTAACAACTAAATACTGAAGATTTAAATCAGAAACGATTTTTATTAAATCCTTAACCGGAGGGATTCCTGCACCCTCAAATCATCAGGAGGCCGCCCGAAAGGGCGGTGGAGATAATAATGGGAATAACTAAAGAACGATTGTTGGAAATAGCAAACCTTAGTGATTGGGCATTAAGTGATGAGAGAATTGTTTCTCCTCATGCTTATGAGTCAGTTACAAGTATAGAAATAACAACAATGGCTAGAATGCTGCTTGGTTATTTCAAAATAGAAAATAAAAAACAGATGGATAGTAATGTTGATATATGTGAGATTTTAGACGATTGGGGGGCTTGGGTTGTGGCTGGTAATAGTTCTATTGATTGGCAGGAAATAGCTGATAAATATAAAAATGTTGTTCCTCATGGTAAAAAATCACGTCGTCAGTGCAGCAATGATGAAGGGCGAATTATTGACATTAGTATCCTTATGTTAGAAAGATATAAGCAACAAGAATATGAGTTAATTGTTGCTCATTTCGTGATTGGTTTATCTCTTCGTGCTATTGCAAAGCAACAAGGATGTTCAGATGGAACAATTCGTAAAAGATTGCAAAAAGCCTTAGGTTTTTTGACTGGATATATAGCAATTACCAGTTAAGAGTCAGCGGTTTTTTTACCAGTGTAATGGTATAAGGATACTCCCATGTGTCTTACATGATATGGAAGCGCTGTTGCTGGATGCTTTGTGATACTCTTAAAGCGGAGGGGAGAGCCTTCCGCTTCAATTTCTGCGTCCGAAACGGTCGTAGAGAAAAATTCTTTCCATTCATTGAATTTTACTGCTGATTTGTCAGACTTTATATAAATTAGAATTCCTCCATGATCGTCACGTGACGTACCCGTGCCGTAACGTTCGGTTAGCTGAATCCAGCCATTATGAATAGATTTGGGGCCTCTCCATAATTTTGCTTCACCGATCCATTCGAATTTTCCGAATTGATGTTTAACTAATAAATCAACGTGACCGCCATGTTGAGTATCATGTTCAACATCATAAAACCTACCTTTCAGGAAATTTTTGATCGACGCTGTTAGCTCGTCCTCTCCCCACTTAGCATCTTGATAGAAGTGTTTGTCATTTTCTAAATTCTGAATAGCGTCGTCTAAATCTTCATAGAGTTGCTTTACAAAAATATTTTTGTCTGCAGCTAATTTTCTTTGAACCATTCCCCTAAATTCAGGATCCATTCTAATTAATGATTGAAGGTCTGCAGTACAGATGTTTACATCACTCATGCAGACTCTCCAAAAGACTCGAAGGAGTAAAGTATGGATAAAGATACTGGCTAAAATTATCAACCAATTCGCCAGTTTCTGGATGGTAAAAACTTCCTGTGTCTAAAGCATAGGAAATAAGATCATCTTCAACTGGTATTGGTTCTTCCGTTAAATTATCAATGTATTGAAAATGCATATCCAATAGATGTGCTTTATAGCTAGATAAATAATCAGTTGCTTTTATTAGCAGGATATAGTCATCTTTCGTATCAGTTAGATAGGTTAAACCATTGATAAGGGTTTTGTATGTAAAGTGATTGATATTTTTAGCATCTTTACTAACCAGAAAAAGAAAAAGATCACGACACACACTGCGAACAGGATCATTAAAATCCTGCTCTATTTGCGTGATAATGTCGTGATATATACTCTTTTTCATTTATGGCCTGATGATCTCGCTCTTCTTTTCTCTTCACAGGACTTAACAGAATCCAATATTTTTTCAACAATAAATATAATCGAATCAATGTTGTTACAGTTCTTCGCAATTGCTTCATGCAACCTAATTCTAGGATTATCAAGCATTGTCCTTTTTCCTGGTAATATTAACTCTACTGATAAAATATGTGAAGAACTTTGTGGTAAATCCCAAATTTTTCCCAACTTAAACTTTGTCAATATTGGGCTTGCGGACTCTCCACTATGATGGTAAACATCTTGACGCAAACACTTTTGACTTGGTTTGAGTTTTAAAGAACTTGTATTGCCATCTGAGGTGATAAAAGATACATGAGAAATTCTGCCATCTACTTTTTCGTAAAGATCTTGTATTGAACCAAATAATTCAAGAGGATTGTTTAAAATAACGCCAGCTTCTTTTTTTATAAATTTAGCCACAAGGTATTGTTGAGGCTGTGATTCACTTCTTGGAAGGATAGATAAATCAATCGTAAGAATTAATATTTTTTCTGCAGGCATTAGCATGATGGTATTAAAGCATTGCGTGACTTGGCGTGTTTTGCATTTTATTTCTCCACCATTAGCACGTAATTCCATACCCGCATCGCTAAGATGTGTTGGGTCAAGCTCTATCACTTCAGTGTAATACGCTTTGGATAAAAAAACAGCAGTGTCAATTTGTTTATCACGAATGATATCTTGACGTAGTTCAGCAAAATGCAGCTCAGTATCAGCAACTAACAGCTCCTCTCTGGATAAAGGAGTTGGGTATTTTTCTGAGAAGGGGCTATTGTCCTTTTTCTGATTTGTGAAAATTGTTTGTAATTTTGCTACGTCTTCATCGGTGATTCTATAAATAGAAAGTAATCGATTCCCGCTAAAAATTAAACCTTTCCAGAAATCGTCGATTCTGTCTTTTAGGTCGGGATTATGCTGAACTACACTATTTACACGTTCAATAAAAAGGGGTAATCCTTGGGCCGTTACACCCAGTGATGAACCAAGAAGCTTACGGGTGTTGCGCCAGCCAAAGCGTGAATTGATGTTTTTTACTGTTTGCTCAAGCATTAACACTTCCTTAATTTTCCCTTAACAATTTAGGGTGCTAAACTTTTTTGCGCAGTTTACATAAAAAAATAGTGCGTACGCAAAAACTATCTAACATGATGAGCTTTAACCGGGAAATTTGTATATGTTGTGAGCATAAAGTTGGCTGAGAAATCTAAAACGGGTAGAATGACTGCGGGTGCTTGAGGCTATCTGTCTCAGGCATGAACACCAAAAGGCAGATAGAGAAAAGCCCCAGTTAACATTACGCGTCCGGCAAGACGCTTAACATTAATCTGAGGCCATATCTATGCTCTACACACGTAGGTTAGCCTCTTACGTGCCGAAAGGCAAGGAGAAGCAGGCTATGAAGCAGCAAAAGGCGATGCTAATCGCCCTGATCGTCATCTGTTTAACCGTCATAGTGACGGCACTGGTAACGAGGAAAGACCTCTGCGAGGTACGAATCCGAACCGGCCAGACGGAGGTCGCTGTCTTCACAGCTTACGAACCTGAGGAGTAAGAGACCAGGCGGGGGAGAATCCCTCGCCACCTCTGATGTGTCAGGCATCCTCAACGCACCCGCACTTAACCCGCTTCGGCGGGTTTTGTTTTTTCCTGGCATTCTGGTTTACAATTCGCACGCCAGCCTGAACAACTGGCACCTGCTGCGCCAGCAGAGACAACCGATGGCGCACAAAACCAAATTTCACAATTCTGATACCGCCCTTGCCATCCGGCATGGGCGGCGTTCACACGCATTTAAAACCGACTGGTACCAACACCCACCATGTACTGAAGAACAGGCCGAATGGCTAATTCATAACTACCGCAGACGCGGATACGAGATTAAGAAAGCCCTCAGCCTCGATTATCGTCACTGGATAATCTTCGTCAGGCTCCCTTATTCCGAACGCCCACCGCGTCCGTCCCGCACATTCCAGCAACGCATCTGGAGGTAACGTGCGGGTATTACTTCGACCTGTTCCGGTACCGGAACTTGGGCTGGTGGTGCTAAAACCGGGCCGTGAATCCATGCAGGTATTTCATAATCCTCGAGTTCTGGTGGAGCCGGAACCGAAAAGCATGCGCGGTCTGCCGTCCGGAGTCGTTCCTGCCGTTCGCCAGCCATTGGCGGAGGATAAATCATTACTGCCATTTTTCAGCGATGAGCGGGTGATTCGTGCTGCTGGTGGTGCTGGTGCACTGTCTGACTGGCTGTTACGCCACATTAAATCCTGCCAGTGGCCTCATGGTGACTACCATCACAGCGAAACCGTCATACATCGTTACGGTACCGGTGCAATGGTGTTGTGTTGGCACTGCGACAACCAGCTGCGTGACCAGACTTCCGAATCACTCGGGCAGCTTGCTCACCAAAATTTGTCAGCATGGATGATTGACGTCATACGCCATGCAATGAATGGCACGCAGGAGCGGGAATTATCGCTGGCTGAATTATCCTGGTGGGCAACCATAAATAACGTAGCGGACGCACTACCGGAGACGGTATTACGTCGTTCTCTGGGGTTACGTGCGGAAAAAATCCGCTCGGTGTACCGCGAAAGCGACATCATACCGGGAGAGCAGACAGCCACCAGCATCCTGAAACAGCGCACAAAAAATCTTGCGCCGCTGCCTCACGCCCA